GAGCCATGGCGCGCAGCATCCTCAATTGCTGGCGATTGCGCCGAAGCATTTGCCAGTCGCTGCCTGCCGCGCGGTGGTGAACAGCCTGATCAAGAGCCGCCTGCTGATCGAGGTTGCTGCACCGCGCGATCAATTGGCGATGGTCTGGCGCAAGGATGCGGATGGCACGCCGATCCTGATCCAAGTGACGGATGAGGGGCTGCGCGCGATTGGCATTGACCCGAATGAAGGGCGCACAGCGCCCGACACGGCGCCACAGGGCGGGGAGGACAACGCACCGCAGCAGGACGACGCGGTGGCGGAACAACCCGCCCAGGCCGCGCCCGAGGCGCCCAACATGGGAAGCGTGAATCTGCGCGAGGCAGCGGAGCGCTTGCTGGCCGCCTGGGAGGAAACGCCACCGACCAATGCAGACAAGGACCCAATCGCGCAAGCCATGGCGATGCTGCGCAGCGCGCTCTCAAGGCGCGGCGCACGCGCCACGGGCGCGCCACGCAAGCCACGCGAAGGCACGAAGCAAGAAGTGGTGCTGGCGATGCTCCGCCGCCCTGAGGGCGCGACTGTGGCGCAAATTGCTGAGGCCACCGGCTGGGCGCAGCATACGGTGCGCGGCTTCTTTGCCGGACTGAAAAAGCGCCAAGGCATCGTGGTGGAGATTGCCGAGCGCATTCGCCAAGTTGGTCCAAACAAGCAGGGCGCCAAAGGGTCATACACCGTCTACCGCGTGGCGGAATGAAGCTGCACAGCCACAGCGGCATCAATGATTGCATCAGCCAGGGATCATGGCGATCCCTGGCGCTTTATTGCCTTGGCTCGCGCGAAACACAGCGCGAAGCGTCCGTCACGCAAGACGGAGAGTGACGATGCACGCAGAAACTGAAACCCGATGGATGATCTTGGGAGCCGATGGGCGGCACGTTTCCCTCGGACGCACCGAACCAAGCGAGCCGGAAGTGGTGGCCGCCAGCGACGCCCTTGCCGCGCAGGGGCTTTCCGGATGGCTCGCGCGCATGCAAGGCGATTACTACAGCCGGCGGAAAGTGACGCTCGAACCCCTGCAGCGCATCGGCATTGCGCATGACGCGGATTGGCAAGCCGCCCTTTCCGCATTCCACGCAGCGCGCGACCGCGCCACTCACTGACGCCCTGAACCCTCACCAACGCGCGGCGGGAGGTCGCCGCCATGGCTGAACTGACACCCTCCACGCGCGAAGCGGCACGACGCCTTGGCGTAAGCGACACCACCATGCACAAGGCCGAACGCACGGGACGCATTGCGCGCGAGCCAGATGGCCAATGGGACATCACCAAGACACGCGCCCGGCTGCAGGAAACCGCAGACCCGCAGCGTTCCGCCCCCGCTGGCAGCGCGGCGGCCGAGGGCACGCCCTTCGCGCGATTGAAGGTCGCGCAGCTTGCGCTGAAGGTCGAAGCCCAGCGCCTAGCGCTCGACGAAAGCAAGGGCCGCTTGCTGGATGTCGCGACCGCCAATGCGACGATTGATGAAATCGCCAGCACCATGCGTGACGCGCTGCTGAATTGGCCCGCGCGCGTCGCGGGCGTGATTGCCGCCGAACTCGGCGTCGAACCCCATCTGCTGCAAACCATCCTGCAGCAGCACATCAATGAGCTTCTGACGGAGGCTTCCGATCGCTTCGACCCTCCAGGCATCGGCGGCGAGCGAGAGCCGCACGCGTGAGCATGTGCGCCGCCGTGCCGGGGCCATGCTGCGCCCGCCACCGCAACTCACTGTCTCAGAATGGGCTGAGCAACACCGCATCCTGGGTAGCCGCGCATCATCGGAACCCGGACCCTGGCGCACGAGCCGCACGCCCTATCTCCGCGATGTGATGGATGCGCTGTCCGCCGTGCATCCGGCGCGGCGGATTGTCTTCATGAAGGGCGCGCAGGTGGGCGCGACCGAGGCAGGCAATAACTGGCTCGGCTATATCCTGCACCATGTGCCAGCGCCGGTGCTGGCAGTGCAGCCCACCGTGGAACTGGCCAAACGTTTCTCCCGCCAGCGCATTGATCCATTGCTGGAGGAAACACCGGCGCTGCGGGAACGCGTAGCACCTGCCCGCGCGCGGGACAGCGGCAATACGATGCTGTCCAAGGAATTCCCCGGCGGCATTCTGGTGCTCACGGGCGCCAATAGCGCGGTCGGGCTGCGTTCCATGCCGGCCAGGTTTCTGTTTCTGGACGAGGTGGACGCCTATCCCGGCGATATTGAGGGCGAAGGCGATCCGATTGCCTTGGCGGAGGCCCGCGCACGTACCTTCGGCTGGCGCAGGAAAGCCTTTCTGGTGTCAACGCCGACCATTGCCGGCCGCAGCCGGATTGAGCGGGAATATGCTGCCTCCGACCAGCGGCGCTTTTTCCTGCCCAGTCCGCATTGCGGTGCGATGCAGTGGCTGAAATTCGAACGCCTGATTTGGGAAAAGGGCGATCCGCGCAGCGTCCGCTACCATTGCGAGGATTGCGACACGCCGATTGAGGAACACCACAAGACCGCCATGCTCGCCGCCGGCGAATGGCGGCCAACGGCATCGGCGGAGAACCCGCATACCATCGGCTTTCACATCTCGGCGCTTTATTCGCCGGTTGGCTGGTTGTCTTGGGAACAAATCGCGCGCGATTGGGAAGCCGCGCAGGGCAAGGCCGAGGATCTGAAAACCTTCCGCAACACGGTGCTTGGCGAGACCTGGCAGGATCGCGGCGAGGCACCGGATTGGGAACGCCTGGTGGAACGGCGCGAGGATTTTCGGCTTGGCGTTGTGGCGCAGGACGCGCTGGTGCTGACAGCGGGCGTGGATGTGCAGGATGACCGGCTTGAATGCGATATCTGGGCCTGGGCCGAGGGCTATTCCTCCTGGCTGGTGGATCACATCGTCATTGCCGGCAGCCCGCGTGAACGTGCGCCCTGGGATGCGCTGGCGGAATTGCTGGCGCGCGATTGGCCGCGTGCTGGCGGTGGCGCGATACGCATCTCCAAGGCCTGCGTTGATACGGGCGGTCGCGATACGGCGGCGGTTTATGGCCAATTGCGCCGGCTGCGTGACCCGCGCATTGCGCCAACCAAGGGCGTGGATGGTTGGAATCGCGCGCAGCCGGTGCAGGGGCCAACGCCGGTTGATGCTCTGGTGGATGGACGGAAGCTGCGTCGCGGCTTGAAGCTTTGGACCGTGTCGGTCTCGACCTGGAAGGTTGATCTCTATCGCCGGCTTTGGCTCGGGCGTGGCGAGGCGGCGGAATTCCCGCCCGGCTGGGTGCATTTGCCACAGGGGATTGAGGTTGAATGGGTCAAGCAACTTGTGGCGGAGCAGCTTCACCAGGTGAAGGACCGTCGCGGCTTTGTACGCCAAGAATGGGCGAAGCTGCGGGATAGGAATGAGGCGCTGGATTGCGCGGTGCTGGCGCGCGCGGCGCTGTGGTTGCTGGGCGCTGATCGGTATGGTGAGCGGTTCTGGCACAGGCTCCGTGAGGACATCGCGAATGCGCCGGTGGAAATGCTGGACCATCCCCGGCCGGAGCCCGCGGCGAATCCTGAACCAGCGCCACTGATGCGCCGGCCTGGCTGGTTGGCGCCGCGTAGTGGTTGGCTGCGCTGATTACTTTCGGGAGGAAATCATGAGTAATGGGGAACTCCACGCGCGCGAGCGCGAGGATCTGTCGCTGCATGTCGAACGCTGTGCTGAGCGCTACACGGCGGTGCGTGCGGAAATCTGCGGCCTGCGCAAGCAGACGCGCCGGATTGAGGGCGCGATCTGGGGCATCGTCGCTGTGCTGATCGCGCTTGGGGCGGGTGGTGCGCAGATCCTGCCAATCCTGCGCGCACTGGCGCGCGGCGCGGGCGGGTGATCCGCCTTGGACCCCGCAACCCTCGCCTGGGCGTTGGCGCAGCCCGTCGGCAGCCGCGCGGCCGTGCTGGCCTCTGCCTATACTGGCGGCGTCACACGCGTGACCTTCGAAGGCCGCACGGTGGAATATCGCAGCCTGGATGAATTGGGCCGGGCCATCGCCGCCCTTTACGGCGCGGAGAATGCCGCAGCACGGCGGCCGGGTGTGACACTCGCCAGTTTCACAAGGAACGCATGATGGAACAGACGCATTGGCAACCCACCACGCTGGCGGTTGCA